ATGCTAAACCTTGCACAATCTTAGGAAGAATGGTAAGCAACGGACCAAACGACGCCACGGCTGCAGCAACGCCTAAGATTGTTTGCTTGACGCTGGCGTCTAGCGCGGTGAATTGCTGCGCCAATGCGGTAAAGCGATCTAGGGCTTTGCTGATTAGTGGCAACAACTGAGCACCCAGAGATGCTGCAGCAAGCTTGGCGTTGTCCAGGGCTGTACTAAACTTACCTGTCACGGTCTGGCTCAAGCGCTCCATAGCGCCTGCAGCAAAACCACCTTCAGCAGCAAACGATTTAAGCGTCTCGTTGAACTGCTGCACACTAACCGCGCCCGCACCAAGTTTAGCAGCTGGCAATCCTGTCGCCTCGCTTAGCGCTGTAAAAATTGGGATGCCACGCTCAGCAAGTTGGTTGAGGTTTTCTAGCTCTACTTTACCCTTGGCTTGAACCTTGGCGAAGATGGCGGCAATCTCATCGATGCTTGTGCCGCTAGTCGCTGCGATGTCGCCAAGGAACTGCAGCTGATCAGCGACGTCCTCGACGCCTGTACCTGCAGCAATCAACTGGCGTGCTGCCTTACCTACCTGTTCAAGCTGAAACGGCGTTTCTGCAGTGAACTTGTTTAGCTGCTGCACCATGTCGCGTGCCTGCTTGGCGCCGCCTGTCAAGCTGATAAAAGATACCTCCAGCGTCTCTAGGTCTGCTGCACTTTTTACTGCTGCAGCACCAAGCGCTGCCAATGGCAATGTGATGTTGCGCGTAAGGTTTTGACCAAGCTGTGTAATGTTGCTAGTCATGCTGCGCAGCTCGCGCTGCACTTTGCCAAGCTGTTTATTTAGACCGCGCGTGTCCGCGCCAATCTTTACAACCAATTCACCCAGTGATGCCATTGTCTTTTGTTGCTAGTGCTTTTAGTGTAGCCCAACCCTTGCTTGGGTTAGACCGTTCTTTCTTCTCCCATGGGAAAGTAGCAAGGTCTTTTGGCTTGACGCTTGCACCTTTCTTCGTGTGCACATTAAGTAGCAACGCCGTTTGCCACCGCGTACGTTCCCAGTCGGCGCGTTGCGCTTGTTCTAGGAATTTGTAGCGGCCGCGTACGGCGTTGCCAAACTCTCTGAAGGTGAGATCGTAGAGCAAGTCAGGCGTAAGGCGTAACAGCCCTAGGCCTAACTGCTCTACTTCGTCCCATTCAAGTGGTGTGTCGTCGTCGTCAGCTCGGTTTTTTTTTCGCCGTCTGGTGACATTGACTGTTCAATCACCTTCATAACAGCAGGCAAATCGCCTACTTCAATCAATCCCAGAAAATCGTCCACCGACATTTCAAACGTCATGTTTTGCTTACGGCAACCTTCAGCAACAAAATAGTACAGCAGCTCTGGCATAGCCGTCACATCTTCGCTGTCTAGCTTGCTAACCTTGTGTCCAGTTGCGTTTTCAAATTCACGCCAGGCACGCATGCTTGCGCGCACGGGAAACGTTTGCTTGTCGAGGGTGATTGTCATTAGCTGATTGCTTCGTAAGTAATAGCGCTCACGCATTCCATGGTGCAAGTAAACGCGGCGTTGTCTTCAGTACCTGCTGACAATTCCAAGTTAGTGACGTAAGCGTCAAACGACAAGCGGTGGTCGCCAGTGTTTTCTGCTGAGCCGTCGAAGTCGTACGACGTCACTTTCACTGCTTGCTTGGTGCCTGCGTTGTAAGCTGTCATCAACTCGCTAAAGCCCTGGGTTGCATCGTCTGCATAGAAGGCGCTAAAGTTAATTGACAACGACTTGAGGCCAGGCAAGATAGCGCGATAGCCAGCGTTGTTTTTGGTGGTGGTGTCGCGCGTGTCAGTCTGGATAGATGCGCTGAGGTCGGTTACATTGTCGACGACAACGTACGTGGGTGCGGCTCCAGCGTCACCGAACATGACGGTGATCTGGCTGCCATTCATAATACCTGTGGTCTGTGCCATTGTTATTCGTTGTTAGATGGTTTTTTGCGGTCTGCAATAATTGTGTTAATCAAAAGGTCGAGGTAGCCAAATACCTTGTTGTCCTTTTCGGTTGGTGTAAGATTGACGATAACCTTAACCAAAGCGAGAGTGGCGAGCGTCAGCTCAGCCCAGTTTTCTAGAATGAAATTCATTTCTTTATTCTCATTGTGTAGTCTTGGATAGCAACGTAAGTGTTGCGGTCCTGGTTGACTTCAGTTACTTCGTTTGTGTACATGATGCTGCGGACGTCAATTTCTCTGCCTACCGTTACACTTAAAAATTCCGCGCGATCTAGTGTTGCACGCACGATGTCGGCAACAGTCATCGTTTCTGTGTATGTCGAAGCCACAGTGAACAATTCAATTTGCGCCTCGTCAATGCCTGTTTCTTTTTTTGTTTCAACAGGACTATTGCCTACAATGCTATAAACAATGTATGGCATAGTAGCGCCCTCTGGCGCGGCTTCAGGATAGATGCGCGTTGCAACCTCATCCGTAACCTTGCCGCTGGCTGTAAGTATTCCGTATATGGCCAGACCAGCTTTCATCGCATAAACCTTTGAAATTCTTTTTGCAGCAGACGGTTGCGCAAGTTGACCATGCGCTGACGCGTTGCTTTCTGTGTGCGTGTAAACACGCCTTTGTTGCGGCCATCACCAAACCCAGCGCCTTGGTCTACGATTGCAGAAAACCAACCGTCCTGTCTGTTTGTCTTAGTGCTGCGTCCACGGCGACCGCCTCTCGACTTCGGACCAGCGTAAGTAATAACCTTGTTGCGACGCTGGAACACCTTAATACTGCGTCGCAGTGTGCCGCGCTTAATGGTTTGCTTCAGTTGTCCTGACTTGCTCTTGCGTCCAGGTCCGCCACCAGTGCGCTCATAAACTTTGATGTCTGTCTCTGAGTCTTGGATATTGGCCAACAGCGCCGTTGTGTAGACTTTACCCACGCGTTCGTTGATGGCCTTTAGGCGTGCGGCGTCCTTGACGCTCCAACGCGCTGCGCGCTGGATGCGCTTCTCTAGTTCTTTTTGGCCTTTGACGTCTAGCTTAATCATTACTCACTAATTACGCGTTCAGTAATGAAATGCAGCTCGTTGTTGCGGCCAACCTCTTGCACTGCCAGGATGTTGTACAACTCAGTTTTGTATCGGATGCTGTACTTAGGCGTTACGGCTCGCGTTGTAGCGCTACTGCGCACACGCCAGGTTACGCGGTTGATAGTGCTTTCCTGTTCTTGAATTTGCGCACCACTTGCGCTTTTGTTGTCAAGAGCAGCCCACACAGTAGCGTAGTCTGTAGTGTCGCCTGTAACCTCGCCATAGTAGTTAGTCGAAGTAGCAGGCGCTACAAACGTAATTCGTCTATCTAGGTAGCCGATGTTCATTGCCGCATATCAAGGATGCGCTGCGAGCTGAGCAAAGCTTCCACAGCAAATGGAATGGACGTAGCAATTGTGCCTGTCACGACAGTGCGGCGGTTTTCGTACCAGTGCGCGACAAGCATTTGCACAGCCTGTACAACTTCTGGCTTAGCCGTGGCGCCAACTGTTGTGCGCACGCGTACTGGGTGTGCGTTGTAATCTTGTAAATCAGGAACGTCATGAAAATAAATCATGATGCTCCCGTCATGCGGCTGCTGAGTGTAATACTTATCACTGCTCAGCGTTTGTTGTGTGCCGCTGGTGTCGTCATACGATACGCTTTCGATTGACGTAACTGGGCCAAAGGCCAAAGTAGCCGCACGAAAATGCGACAAGTAAAAAATTGTAGCTTGTGAAGTAAATCTCCGGTTGCAGTAGTTTTCACACCATGCCACAGCCGCGTTGCCCAAAGCAGTAATAACCTCGTCTTCGTCGCTGGCATCAACGCGCAAAAACAACTTCAGATCTGCCAACGAAATAACGTCGGTAATAACAGAATGTGCTGGCTGTACGATGTGCATGGTTAGAGAGAAAAAAGGAAGCCCAGCCCTATTGCCGAGCTTCCCGTTAGTTTAGTTGTTATCAGCTAAAGTCGTTGACCACGGCCAAAGCGCCTGACTGGCGTACAGCTGTGTCGTAGAACTTGTTCACGTGCAAAGCAATTTGTGCAGTGCCTGCGTTGCTGTATGGATCAACCAACAAGTCAATACCACCAAAGAACGCGAGCAACATACCTGCAGCGTAATCGCCAAACAACAAAGTGCCAACGGTTGGCGCACCTGCTGTGTCAGCGAGGTTTGGCGTAAAGTATGTAGCAAAACCATCGAGCTGGTTGTTTTCAACCACGGCGCGAATAGAAGCAACGGCGGCTTCGCCTTTGACAATTGACATTGCTGAAGGTGAGCCAATCCAAGCGCAACGTGACAAGTCGCCACCAGCTGCCAAGACAGCTTTTTCAGCGTCAGTAATGTCTGCGTAATTCAAAGCACCTGCGACAGCGTTAGTGTCACCAGCACCAGCAACAGCAGCAGCAAACACTGCCTTGTCAATAGTCTCGTTAATACCTGCTGACAACTCACGTGAAATGAGCTGGTCGACGGCAGCGCCGCCTTGCAGCATCAATTGCTTTGACCACAACGTCTTAGCAGCAACGCGTGTTGGCGTCAACGTCACAGTGTCCATATCCAAGCCAGAATCAGCGTCAGCAGAAACTTCTGTTTCTTCTGTCCCTGCTGCCTTTGCGCTTACGCGTGGAAACTGCAGGTTAGCAGTGGCGTTGTTAATAGTTGTAACTCCAACGCGTTCAGCCATAGTAGGCGTGCGCAAGGCGTCAATAGCACCTGGCACAACTGTTGGCACAAAGCCAGCACCAGCGTAGGCAGGGTTAGAAGCACCGAAGTCGTCGGCGTCACCGATAGCACGGTACAATGCCGAACCTGGGATACCAATCTGACCAGCCATGTTCAAGCCGCGCGCTTGCATTTCGCGCTGAGATTCTTGTGCCCATTCAGCTTCTGCACCTTCCAAGGCCTTTCCGATTGCAACGGCATTGACGGCACGGCTCAAGCTGAAAGACTTGTTCACGCGGTTAATTTCTTTTGCTTCAGCAACTGAGGTGCCGCCCATCTGTGCTTGACGTGCGATCATGTCCTCGTGTGCTTGACGGCGCTCAATCTTGCCGTCGAGGCGCTCAACCTCGCGCTTGCAGAGGTCAGCTTCTTCTTGTTCGTTGTTGGTCCAGTCGCGGTTTTCTGTTTCTGCGAGGTTGACCAACTCTTCGTAGCGGTCCGCGTGCTTGCCGCGAACTGCCTTCATCTCATTGAGATTCATAGTTGTGTGTGTTTGAGTTTCAGTAACTGTTGTATCTGTGTCGGCCTCAGCAACTGCGTTGGCCTCTGTTGTTTCAAGCTGTTGGTCACGCGCTTGCACCGTGGCGGCTGCGTATGCTGGATAGGTCACTGGTGACACGTCCAACAACTGCCGCACCTTGTCCACGCTTCTAACGGTGCGCTCTTCGTTCCAGCTCTGCTTGTCGATTGTAAAGGCAAACGAAGATTGTGAAATGTCACCGCGTTTCACGCTTTCATAAAAGTCCTTGGCGTACTGCTGATCGCCAAGCTTTACTCTGTACTTTAGGCCGCGCTCGTCCACGCTCAATTCAAGCGTGCCGTTAGTGGTGCGTCCCAAAATCAAATTCGGGTCGTGGTTAATGAGTGCGCGTACGTCGTTGTCGAGCACGTCGTCAAATGCGCCTGGCCTAATGACCTCGCGGAAATGTCCAAGGTCGGTCTCGCTGTTGTACACTGCAGCGTAACCTTCCAGGGTCATGTCGTCGCCTTCAGACTCGCGCACTTCAATTGTGCCCATCGTCCGCTTTTCGGCGTCTTTATGCTGTTGGTTGTCCTCCATCAGTTGATACTTTGTCGCTGTACTCGCCGAGGCGGTCCAACGCGATTTGATTGATTTGTACTGTGTGCGTATCGCCGCCCTCTACTGGGTTCATGTTTTCCTTGCGGCGCACCTCGTTGATTGACACCACGCCCGACTGCAACATTTGTTGATAGTAGTTTGTCCGCGCAGCTAGGTCACCACGGTACAAATCATCCATGCTGAATTTGCTGTAGACGTCTGGGCGTTCAAAGCTCTGGATCAGCTTGCGGTCAATCTCTTGCTCAATGCGCTTTGCCCAAGGGCTGATTGTGTGGCGCGCAAACTGCAGGTTCTGCTGCTCAACGTTGTTAAACGTCGTCTGCGTCTCAAGCTGCACCAGTGATGGCGGCACGCTGTAAATGCGGCAAATCTCCTCGGCCTGAAATTTGCGTGTCTCAATGAACTGCGCCTCGTCTGGTGTGATTGTGATGCGCTGGTATTTGAAGCCAAAAGGCAACAGCTTAGTACCTGCGTTCATTGCGCTTTGGTTCCAGCTGTTTTGGATGACGTCCATTTGTTCCTTGCGCAGTGGCTGATCACTAGCCAGCACGCCTGTCATCTGTCCCTTTTGGCCAAAGTATTCGCTGCCAAAGTCCTGTGCTGCTTTGGCCAGTCCCATGTTTTCGCGGTGCAAGCGAATCGGACTCATGCGGTTCATGTTGGAAATCTCAAGCATGTTGTCCTGTGTCACAGCGCCGTAGTCACGAATAACAAACACGCGTTCGCCATCTACCTGTTTGACATCAACGTCGTAGTAGCTGACAGGCACCAGGCGTTCAGCGTAACCACGTGCGTTGCGTTCAATGACAGCGTAACCACATCCGTACATCAGCGCGGACGCCATCAGGTTTTCCCAAAAGTCGTAGGCGTTTTGGTATTCGTTTGGCTCGCTTGTGATCAGGTTGTACGCTGGGTGCTGGTTGGCAATCTCTACG